AATAAAATTGGAAAGAATTTCATTCAGAAAGAGGCTTTGCCTCTTTCAGAATAAAATTGCAGAAAGAATTTCATTCAGAAAGAGGCTTTGCCTCTTTCAGAATAAAATTGCAGAAAGAATTTCATTCAGAAAGAGGCTTTGCCTCTTTCAGAATAAAATTGAATCTAAATATTGCAATATCTAAGTTATCCTACCGTTTAGCCATGCCTGCCATACTTTCAAAACTCATCAAATCCAGTTGGACCTTTGGTCAACACACATTTACCATTACGGATCGTTCGGTCCATGGGGATCCTGCACATGAAGATCCAGAGATATGGGATACGATTCCTCGTGGATGCAGTCGCATCTTCGTAGATCCCACAGAGATTGCAACCCTTATGGGAGTTCGCAAATTTGGCTATAAGAATGGTGAGTTTGGTCCTCTTGTTCCCAAAGAAGATCTGAAGACGGTTGTCTTGATGGAAAAAGCCAATGGCGAAAATGCCAAGATGTCTGCCTTCATCCATGAGGAGAAGAAGTTTTGGCTAGTCAGCTCAAAGAATGTCTGCATCGTATACGAGGTCGGCAAGTTAGATGAGACTCTTGCCAAGATTCCTTACATGACAAACTCTGATCGCTATGGTCCTGTCATCAAGATTGCCAAGATTTGGGACTCCATGACACCAGTTCCTGCACTCCATGCAGAGCTGGCAGAAAAGAAGTGGACGCTCAACGCAGAGATCATTCTGGATGACACGGATCACATTGTCATCTACACGAAAAAGAACTGCTTCAAGTTCTTCGCGATCACGCACGATGCTCCTAGCTCTACTGGGCTTACAGCTGTCAGCCCTATGAAGGCAATCACTTTCTTTCAGAAGCATTCCCTTGATCATGTGGAATGCCATGGACCTTACGCATACGGCTCTTCTGAGCATCTTGCCAAGCTTGATGAGATCACCTTTGCTACCGATAGCAACGGGCGTGTTCTTTCAGAAGGTGTTGTCAGCTATGCCATGTCTGTCGACGAACGTGTTCGCTTGATCCTCAAGCACAAGTCCATCTTGTATGACTTGGAGCGAAGTGGCGTTCGCCACTGCCAACAAAAGGGTGAACTGACAGAATCAGATCTGCGCTCACGCATTGAAATGCTTGCAGGATCTGATATCAACCGTCCTGTGGTACAAAGATGGCTGAAGACTCGTTTCCCCTTCTTCCTTGCCTTTACTGAGTGGCTGCAGACTGAAACAATTCTCCCCCTTCCTCCAAAGGGAGAGAAGGATGCCTGGGTAAAGTGTTTAACATGCCGTGTTCCCACCTCCTCTGCCAGTGCCTCCAGCACATCAATTGGAGAGGGTCCTTCTTGGATGTTTCAAGCTCGTTGGCTAAAACTTCAAACCGTCTTTGAGCCGATCTATGCGACCCTCCCTGCCATTCGCGAGGAGGCATATAATCTCTTCAAGACTGCGACCTATGTGGCTGTCCCCATTGAGCTGCCATGCCTTCCTGTTCTTACGGCAAGTCTGCCAGAACATGTCAAGGCGTTCCTTGCAACAAAGGCTCAACCGAAGTTCCATATCACAACGCTCTTCTGTGGCAAAGATCCATCTCTAGCCCAGCTTCAACTTGCAGACGAGCTCATCGATCATGTTGGAAAATCATTCTCTTTCCGCATCACTCATTTGCTTTACGCTGTCAAGAACGACAAGGTCATGCTTGCAACACTTGTGGTGGAACGAGCCGGTCATGCGCTTCCTGCTGAGAATCAGCATCTGCATATTACAATTGCTTGTGGAGATGGTGTCAAACCAGCCGCATCCAATCAGATGGCAGCGCTTCACTTCTCAGAAGACAAAGAGGCTCTTCTTGCAGACAATCGATATGGTCTATTTCGAGATGCATACATTCATGCGATCACGTTTCCCTACAAGATCTTTGTGAGTGGAGCACTTACTCCTGTTGCTAGGACGCCTCCAGCTGTTTCCAACTCTTCCACCAACTCTTCCACCAACTCTTCCAGCTCTTCCAGCTCTTCCAGCTTCTCACGTGCCTCCAAGCCGAAGCCATACAAGGTGATCGCATTTCGCGGTCCTTCTGGGAGTGGAAAGAGCACTGCTGCAAATGAGCTTAAGACGTTTCTTGAATCTCTTGGCATCACTGTCGCACTCTTTGAGACGGACACATGCCCAGACATTTCTGCTGCGATTAACAGTCTCAAAAAGTCTCCCCCTCAGGTGATCCTTATCACTGGTGTCAGCGAGAAAAAGTTTAGCTCCGTAGATCGAGATCTTGAAGTCTGGTTCACTCATTCAAGTGGATACGGATCAGAGGATCATGTGAAGTTTCTTGTCAAGCGTGTCAATACGCGCGGAGAAGACCATCCGTCTTTCACTCCTGAAAAGCTGAAAGATAAAACGAGCGTTCGAGCTGGCATTACATCCCAACTTGGATATCATCTCCTTCCTGCGGGTGCTTTCACAGTCGATGAGACCACAGAGACTCTTTCTGTCATAAAAATGGAGTTAGAGAAGCGTGGTCTTCTCCTTTAAAACTCCTCTTCCGTAGAGAAGACCATTTTTTCTTTATCACGTCCCACCCCCGCTTTGGCATATTCTGCCACTCGCTTTTCAAAGAAATTAGTTTTTCCTTCCAGTGAAATACGTTCCATAAAGGGGAAAGGATTGGCGGTTTCATATAATTTTTCATATCCTAGCTGAACTAATAAGCGATCTGCTACAAATTGAATGTAGGAGGACATCATCTTGGCATTCATGCCAATCAAGGCACACGGTAATGATTCTGTAATAAATTCTTTTTCAATTATCACTGCTTCTCGCATAATTTTGTGCGCCTTTGTCTTGGATAGTTTGTGTTTCAACATGCTGTACAACAGACATGCAAATTGGGTATGCATTCCTTCATCACGGGAAATAAATTCGTTGGAAGTCGTGAGTCCAGGCATAACACCACGTTCCTTGAGCCAGAAGATGGCACAAAAGGCACCACTGAAGAAGATTCCTTCCACAATGGCAAATGCCATTAAACGGGTCGCAAAATCTGCCTCTTCACTCGAAATCCATTGCATTGCCCATTTTGCCTTTTTCTCCACGCAGGGAATTGTTTCAATTGCATTCAATAATCGACTCTTCTCTGTGGTATCCTTGATATAGGTATCAATAAGAAGAGAATACATTTGACCATGGATATTTTCCATGGCAATCTGAAATCCATAGAAGCAACGCGCTTCAGGAAGTTGTACTTCACGCATAAATCGAGAGGCTAAATTTTCATTGACAATTCCGTCAGAAGCAGCAAAGAAGGCAAGGATATGAGAAATAAAATACTTTTCATCCTTGGTAAGTTTTTCCCAATGCGGTCCATCTTTGGATAGATCGACTTCTGCAACCGTCCAAAAGGATGCCAATGAATGTTCATACATACTCCAAACATCCTTATGAACAATTGGAAAGATCACAAAGCGTCCTGGATTTTCACGCAATAATTCTTCTTCTGCATCGTAATTTCGTTTGCGACGAACAATGGGTTCTTCGGGATCTGTATGACTTAGTACAGTACTTACATTTGCAATTGTGGAACTCGCATCTGGACCAATCTTTGAAGTTGTGAGAGGTGTATCTAGACTTATTTTTGTAGTTATGTTGATATCCATTTGAGGAGAAGATTGCATGATCTATTTAAGAGGGGGACATTTGCCGGGAACCGGCTCATTTTTTTCAATCTAAACAAACGTCTCTAAGAACAAGTAAATCATGACTACACTTCTATTCATAGGATTTACCGCGGGAATTTACCTGACAACGGGATCTGTCCCTCAGAATCTTCTTGTGTTAGATGGAGTGTCTGCCTTCTTTGAATTTATGCTCTCCTACCCGTATTATTATTTGGCAATGTATCTCACCCTTGGAACGGTAGGATCCTATCATTTGCTAAACACAATGTATGCAAAACCGAAAAAGAACGAGGAAGCAGAGGAGGAGCAAGAAGAGGCAGAAGAGGAACAAGAGGAGGAAGCGGCAGAGGAGGAGCAAGAAGAGCAAGAGGATGCAGAAGAGGAGCAAGAGGAGGCAGAAGCTGGTGTAGAAGCAGATACAGAAGCAAATGCAGAAGCAGAAGCAGAAGCAGAAGCAGAAGCAGAAGCAGAAGCAGAGGCAGAAGCAGATGCAGAGCAAGAGACAGAGGAAGAGGCAGATGTAGAACAGGAAGAAGAACAGGAAGAAGAGGAGGAAGAAGAGGAGGAGACGATTCCCCTGGAGGATATGGATGTAGATACTCCTAGTGCTCTTCCACCTTCTCCTCATGAAACCTATGCACCCCTATTTGAAATTATAAATGCATAAAATTGATCATTCATATTAGTATTCTGTATACTATTATGAATTATAATATGGAAGTATATTTACCAGCAGATGTAATGTCACTGGTTGTAACCTATTTGGATGAACGAGATTATGCTCGATTAGCACAGGTGAATAAAGCCTGGAATCAATGGGCGTACCGAAACCGTATTTGGGGAGTTCACCGATGGAAACCAAAAACAGGAGCAGTTGGAGCATTAGTTCTTCAAGCTCCTATAAGAGGATTTCATATTGGATCAACACATAAAACGTGTTTCTTTCAATGGTTAATGAACGAACGAATCATGTTATGCAAACCAGTTCAAACATATTACTTAGATTGGAAAAGCATGGGATCTCCGTGTAAATATATAGAGCATTATCGATTTGAAGATGCCTTTGTTGCTCCTGGTATATATACAAGCCTCGATAAAGAAGAGCAAGACTATATGTTCCATCGATATGCAGACTATGCTATTGCAAATACAACAGATCGATATATACAATATTTACAACTTATTCTACGAGAATTTCAACAGATTGATATCAGTCTAGATCATATTCGTGCTCCATTTCCACTTGAATTTGCCCTAGGATATACTGGTTCTAATATTGTGAAAGAATTACAAATAGCATCAAATAAGATTGTAAAACAATCGAAAGATGAAGCCATTCATTTTGTAGATCATTATAAGAGTCTTTTACGAAGCTCAATTGCAGCACTCCGCGTACACGGTCAGTCTGTTTGGGATGCGAATGAAGCTGCTTTTCAGAAAGATCCTTACAAAGTATGGGATTCAATTGCCTTTTCTTGGACTGTAGAAGATTAAAGAAAGATGCGTGTGGCAACTTCAAAAAATTTTAGAAGGGAGCACGGTTCTGCAGAAATCTTGAATACTTTCTGTAAAAAAGGGGTTGGAGTAATTAGTCCAAGCGCATCTACGCACTTTTTTTCAATCACATAAGAGGTAATTACTTGTTGATATGCAGATAACGTGTATTTGTCTTGCAAAAGAATTCCCTCTTTTTTAAAGAGTTTTAAGATAGTTGGACGAACGGAAAAGGATTTGGAGCAAAAAGTTCCCTCTTCCAAGTACTCTGGATCTGCCAAGGGTACAATCAAGGATTGTGTAATTAATTCATCAATGTAAGTAGTGTTACACGCTTGTAAGGCTTGCAATACCTTTTCTAATTCGACCTCAAGGTCGAGGGTAGTACCTTCAGTCTCTGTTTCTGTATCGGATGAATCCATTGCTCTACTCTTTCTTATTAGATTTGGGTTTAGTACCCCTATGGAACTGACGAAGCACCCAGGAGATAGGAGTATCAAGATCTGCTGTCCAAAACCAGGCTCCATCTCCTACGGTAGCGGCATCACTCACTACAGGAAGTTCTGGTTTGATGGCGACCCACCAATGGGTAGGAAGAAGAACGGCTTGTCCTGGACGAAGGCGCATTTCCATAAATTTAACATCGACAATCCAGGGCACTTCGGCGGTTGTTAACGTCCAAGGATTCTTTCCTTCTAACTTCATACCAGAAGGAATCGATCCTTCATGGGCTAACCAGAGTCGTAATGGGGCTCCATCGGTGCTAACAATCCATTTACAATCACTGCGCACTTGTTGGAGCGGCAAACAGGCTGTATCTGTCGGTGGCAATAGATGAACAGAACAGGAAGACGTGGGAATCCAGGTCCAACGGTATAATCCTGCGGATCGCCAATCATTCACTACGTCCCCAATCCCTGCTGAGACAGCTAACCGTTCGCCATTTTCTATAGTACGAGTCTCCACAGTGGCAAGAGGGGTTATAATCCAATCGGCACAGGTGGTGCGCACACGTCCTTGCTTGTTTTGTAATAGAATCGGCCAAGAACGTCGGGCAACTGCCTGTCGACGCCAAGATCCTTGCAGTTCTATCGGAATATCTCGGATCACAAGAGGAGCTCGTTCAGATAAGAGATTTGCCCAATTAATATCATCGGACCAATCATGTTGGAGGATTTGAAACTCATGGACGGCTCCTCGATAAAATAATACTGCTAATCCAAGTATAATAACACCAACTAAAAGTAGTTCTAACCACATCCCTACTGTCGGCGGTGCTTCCTCGTGCGCTTCTTGGACGCGGAATTCTTTTTAGAATTATTATTGTTATTATTCTTTTTTGTGTTATTATTCATACGAAATAGATTTGATTGATTTAATATATGTAAACTTGAAAAAAGATTGGGTACAAAGACTCGGTTCATTATGTTTTTAATTTCATTCTTAGAAAGAGATTCGGATTCAACTGAATTATTTTGATTTTCAATATCTTCCACTGTTTTAGTTCCTTTACTATCATTTACAACAACATGTTCTTTTGTTCCAGTAGTTTTTCCATTCTTTGTTTCATAATGAACCGTAGTACTTTCAAAAAACTTCATCCCTTCTACTCAAGAGGGAGAAATAGGTCCAATTGATTTTTCAAAGATGGCAATCCATTCCTCAATCGTACAATTCGCATATTTTGCATCGGAAGGAGTTCGCTCTTTCAATAATCGAAACAGTTGTTCCTTTGGATATCCTTTTGGATGTGCAAAATGATATTTTACAAAGAGGAAGAGCGCAGGGATTCCATTTTCTATATCCATAATAAATTCTTGATCAGATTTCAGAAGAAACCAAATCGCTAAATTTGTTTCAGAATATGTATTGGATCGATTCATGAGTGCAAGTGCAAAGGCTTCCTTTGCAGCTTGTTGTACATATTTGTCCATTGTATAGTTATACTATACATATACAAGGGATAGTTAATCATTTTTATTCCATAAAGACCAATCCTGCCAAGCCTTCTTGAAAGCGAAGCCAATTCTGTGCTATGCTAAAGACCACGACTTCCCATTCCCCATCCTCGATACCACCGGGTGGACGCACAGTCAGTTGCAATCGGACATCCACGCGGTCAACGTCAATGGAACCACTCGGTGCCCATAAATCAGGGCGTGTTCCAAACGAATACGCATAAATATAGTGTCCACTGACACGGATTCCACCGCGTTCTTTCAATCCTCCACGTTGTCTCCACCAGTCTTCTTCCTGATCCACCCAGGTTGCTGTTCCTACCTGCAGTTTTGCATGGACTAACAAGGGTGCTAGCGGATTCCAAATCGGATCTTGCTCATTTGTTAATACAGCACTATAGTTGGTCCAATCATTAAATTCTGAAACGGCTTTCCGACGGACAAACCAGATTAATTGACGTGTAGCCCCATTAATCTCTAGCGGAAGTGTAATTTGAATCGTATCCAATCCTTGTACACCCGAAACATAGGTTAGCGGTTCTGAAAAGGTATGGATGGTGACAGGATTCATCAATAATTCTTGCACCTTGAATTGTACCTCTTTACGATAGGATTGATCCACATTGGCAAAGCCGCAGAGCAACGCAGCGGATTCAAACGGAGGAATGGTACTGAGATTGGTGATGGTACGTGTAAAATAGTAGGGACGACTATTGTCAATGACTACAAAGGATTGACCAAGAGGAGATTCATCGCATGTAAGAGGGGTAAATACTTTGCGAACGACTTGGTGTAACGGGCGAAGGGTGATATTAAAGCGAATCGGTCGTTCACAGGCTATTAAGGGAAAGGCACTATTGATCCAGCGTGAAAACCAAAATGGTAAATAACAAGTGATATAGCCGTCTTCAGAGGGATAGATTCCTACTGCAGATTCTTCTTCGGCTGTAAACTGAGATGCAGCACGAACTCCCAAGGTTTCATCCCATCCAATTCCTTCGTTGCTGGTATGGGCACTGCGATTCCAGACATTCATCCAATCGCCGCTCCATCGTTCTAAGACGACTCCATCGACTGTCATTTCAGCTTCCGCAATGGCAATAGTTCCAAGAGAATTTGCCCAACACCAAACTCCACTGGGATCTGCATAGGTATAGACACCGCTTTGCAATTTTTGAACACTATCAAATGGAATCCAACTGGTTGGTTTAATACGAAGAGCAATCCAGGAAAGATAATCAGCTGGAACTGGTCGTGGAAGTTCAAAGGTGATACGTTGTCCCCATCGCGCAGTGCCAATAAAGGGAATTTCCTCAATAGAATGAGTAAAACTACGATAGGGTGTCACGGTGGGTGATAAAAGTGTTTCTTTGGAGTCTTTGGGATAGGTATATTCATCAAAGGCACCACGATCCACAAGACTTACCATCTTTTTCATGGCTCCTATTGGTTGTTTGGTTCCACTGGTGGATCCACTCATTCTTACTATGGATTGGATAATTAGCTTCAGATATTTATCCAATCTATTTGATAAAAAAGAATCATTATTTGGAACCCCACTCCTTTTCACATACAGTGCAAATATATTTATATTTCTTTTCAAGAGGTTCCGTTTCAAAGTAGACTACTTTTCGTGTAGACTCATCTTTATTATTTTCACAAGATTCGTTGGGGCATGGTATTTTGTTTGTATGCGGAAGGGTAGGATCCAGAAGAATATATTTATTTGATCTGACACCGGAAGAAGCACCGGATGCGGAGGATCCACTGTTTAAGACAGTCTTGAGAATGAGTGATTCCTCTTCTGAGATTGGATTCATTGGTTTCTGATATCCACAAACCTTGCATTTTAAAATATTTGCATCATCTCCTACTTTATCAGAAGAGATCATGTGTAATTTCATGTTATCTATTGGGCACCAGTCCTTCATCCTTCTCTATTGAAGGCGAGATCTCTTTATGTTAAAAACAATCAATTTTTAAGATGAGCACATCGTACATTCTTTTTCTTCTGCTTTGGGAACAGCAGCAGTGGTGGAGGGATCTACAGTGAACTTTTGAGCACCAACAGCAGCACGGGTTCGAAGATAATAGATTCCTGTCTTTAATCCTTTCCTCCAGGCATAGAAATGCATAGAGGTGAGTTTGGCATAGGTCGGATCCGAAATAAATAGATTCAGGGATTGGGATTGACAGATGTAGGGAGCGCGATCGGCAGCTAAATCAATAATTGTTTTCATTTTTAATTCCCAAACAGTCTTGAAGACTGCTTGTAAATCAGCTGGCACTTCCGCCAGTCCTTGCACAGATCCATTCCGTGCAACAATCTTATCTTTTAATTCAGGCGTCCAAACACCTAGTTTGACTAAGGCATGGATCAAATGGCGATTCACCATGAAGAATTCTCCTGCCAAGGTTCGGCGGGTAAAGAGATTCTGTTGCACGGGTTCAATACTTTCGGTATTTCCAAGAATTTGTGCCGTGGATGCCGTCGGCATTGGGGCAATCAAGAGTGAGTTGCGCAAGCCGGTCTTTTCCATCATATGCAGTAAGAGATCCCAATCTAATTCAGGATCAGCAAGAGGTTCTTGTCCCCAAAGAGTAAATTGTAATTTTCCCTTGGAGGCAGGAGATCCAGCATAGGTCTCATAGACTCCTTCTGCAACAGCGCAATCCATCGAGGATTCGACTGCTGCATAATACATATGGGCAAAGATCTTTTTGTTGAGGATAGCCGCTTCAGGCGATTCCCAGGGTATGCGAAGTAATGCAAAGACATCTGCCAAGCCTTGCACACCAATTCCAATGGGACGGTGACGCATATTGCTATACTTTGCTTCTGGAATAGGATAATAATTAATATCAATCACTTTATTTAAACTTTTCACAACATGTTTGACGACGGAGCGAAAGCGTTTGAACTCAAAGACACCATCTTTGACGTAGGCAGGAAGATTCATGGAGGCAAGGTTGCAGACAGCAGTTTCTTCTGGTGAACTGTATTCAATTATTTCGGAGCAATTGCCAGTTAAAACTCCATTAAAGACACCTTGATGTAATAATGGTTCATTAAAGCAATAGGTATCTTCTACACGATGATTCATTATAATTGCTTTCACACGTTGAATGTGTGTAATTTCTTGAGGATCAACCCATTCACGAAGAAGATCTCCTGGTTTCAATGAATGTGCAGGTACACGCTCTGTGACTCCTTGTAAGAGGAATTTATGGTATTCTGTGCAATCTAATTCAGTTTCAGTAACCCAAGTAATTCCTTCCATCATATTGATTTGTCGATCGCAAATAAAGACTCGCATAAGAGGAACCTTAGATCCAGTTTGATGCACCAGCGTTTCAGACCAATCGCATCCATTCCATACTGAAACAGTTTGTCCTGCAAGAGATTGAATTGGGAACGATCCCTTTTTGGTTAAGACCAGGGTATCAGGAGCAACGCAAAGATTGGATGATTTAATCGTTCCTAAATTTTGTTGATTTGATTTGAGATTGGCGGCATCTTTGTATAATAAATAGGGAGTCCCAGTTTCAATCTGAGAATCAAGAATCTTGAACCAGAGGGTTTGGGCAGAAATGGTTTTACGCCCGCGTCCTTCTGCTTCATACTTCTGATAGAGAGCGTTGAAGGCAGGTCCGACTGCGTCGGCTAATCCAGGACATTCATCAGGACACATCAGTGTCCAGCTGCCATTACTATCTACCCGCTCCATAAAGAGATCAGGGATCCAAAGTGCATAGAATAAATCACGGGCACGTTCTTCTTCAGATCCTGTATTCTTTTTCATATCAATAAAGGCTTCCACATCGGCATGCCATGGTTCGAGATAAAAGGCAAAGGAGCCATTACGCTTGCCGCCGCCATTATGAGCAATTCCAAATCCTTCCACAAGATAATCATGAATATCTTCTACTTCTAAATCATAGAGAGTTCCTGTAAAGGACTTATCAAAGATTGCTGTAATGGTTCCAAAATCATGGTTCGGCATAGCAATTTTATCACCAACCTTCAAGTCTCCAATGGGAGTATAATCAGATGCAGTTAGGACTGGGTGACTAGGTGTTACAGTTGTAATATTTACAACTCCCTTGTATCGGACACAAACATCTAGAATTGGACCGCTGTAAACATGTTCGACACGGCGTAGCACCTTACAATAGCGAGGCTTTAATGGTCCAATGGGATGTTTTCCATGTTCATCCACGTGTTCACTGACTCCACTGGTTAAAACTTCATCACCAGGATTTACATCTATAATTCGTTTTACTCCACCAGATGTATGAATGGGTGTATCGGCACTAAAGCATTGATCCACATAGCGTGCTGTATTATTAAACACGCGTAGCATGGGAAGAATTCCGTTGGAGGTGCCACCCGTGCCGCGAATCAAAGATCCGGCAGCACGAATACTATGAGCATGGACACCAATCCCCCCTCCATATTGGCTAATTAAGGCACAATCTGTGACTGTTTTATAAATATCTTTAATACTATCATCCATTCCAAGTAGGAAGCAGGAAGAGAGTTGAGGACGTTTGGTACCTGCATTAAACAGGGTTGGAGTTGCATGCGTGTATTGCTTTGTGGAAAGAAGTTCATAGGTCTCGAATGCTTTCTCAAAATTACGTCCCCAGATCCCGATTGCCACACGCATCCAAAGATGTTGCGGACGTTCAATCACTTTTCCAGCTAATTTATCTTGTAATAAATATGCTTTTTCAAGGGTTTTAAACCCAAAATAATCAAATAAGAAATCACGATCGTAGACGATCTTGGATTCAATCAATTCTGCATTAGGACGAACTATTGCAAGGAAATCATCTGCTAATAAATTGGCATCAACTCCTCGACGATCTTTAACCGCCGCAACTTGTTCCATAGCTTCAAGAAACGTAGATGCGGTGCATTTTTGGTGATTGGAAATAGCAATACGGGCAGCCAAGACCGCATAATCGGGATGGGTCGTTGAAAGGGACTCTGCAAATTTAGCAGTAATTTCATCTAACTCCGATGTTTTAATCCCATCAATGATACGACCGAGTACTTGTTGTGCCACATAGGTGGCATTAATGACGAGTCCACTTGAATGACTTTTAATCCGTGTAAGAACTTTTCCAAAATCAACGGGTTCTTTGCGCCCGTCTCGTTTGATCACTTCCATGGTTTCTGCCATCCGATTCGAAATATGTTTACCCCGTACCGCAGGTGCGTTCTTCATTTTTATCCGCCCATAATAAGATGTTTCTGTTAGAGATCGGATCCTTTGTAGGTAAATTAATCAGTACTGCCATTGTATTGGGTATTATATTTGTTGTAGGAATGGTATTGGAATATAAATACCATTATATAACTACCATATTACAAACAGTTGGTTTAGAGAATTTTGAAAGTGGATCTGGCAATATCGATATGGCTCCCTTAGGAAGAATGGATTCAAGCGGTCTTACTCCTGGAGCCGCTATGTCCATCTCGACTGAAAAACTGTTATCCGATGTTATTCCTGTTCAATCGGATCAAGATGCAGATACTGCGTGGGCAAAGATTCCATCTCAAACTTGTTTAGCCAGTGACCAGGGAGAACAACTCAGACCGTCCCGCAGTTATTACCAGCGTACCAATAATTACAAACGAACCCATCCAGATGATTGCTCAGCACCCTTTCATGAAATGCTGGGGACTTTCTATGCACCGACATTGGGAGTGGGTGCTACAGCTCCTAGCGGTCTTCCTCTTCCTGGGGGGTTAGTGGAGTGTAATGGTCCTGCCCCTGTTCCCAAAGGATGGGGAGGAGTGGGGTCACTTGAATAAAATTGATAAACTTTATGATTTATACATACATAGTATATACAAATCAAGAAAATGTCATTCGATAATAAAAAGATGTACACGTTTCCTTCGGAAAAGGAGATGGTATATCCTGATACGCTCCTGAGTACCACTCGTGGTGCAGAAGCAGCTTGGAAAAGGATTGTCGAATCCTTAGCTGGTACAACCAGGTTAGGTATTGGTGTGCAGATGGCAATTGCTCTTACAATTGCAGACTGGACAGACCTAAGTGACTATCCAGCTGTCATGCAAACACTGGTAGAAATGAGTCTTGAAACAGCTCTAAAAACTTATGCAAAGGAGGCTTAATCATCCATGATTAAGCACTCTGATGCCTTTGGTTTTTTTCTTTGTTCCTCCACATCATTCCAAAAGGCGGTATAGGCAGGATATCCCACCTCTTTCCACCAGATGCGATTACGTAGCACGGTTTCTGTGTACATATCAATAATATGCCATTGACATACTTCTAATGCATCTGTTGGAGGGGTGTACGTATCAAAGGATGTCAAAAGAGGGGAATAAACGTAGGAAGTTCCTACGACGGATACTACGCCGATATGCTTGTATGCATAGGGTGTTGGCGGCGGTCCAAGTCCAATACGGACTTCAATGTATTCAACGGCATCTACATCGCAGACTTCCGCTTGTAATTGCATTTGGCACCAATAATCATTTGGAATAATTTTGGTTAATTTGCGAGTAATGGGCGATTTGATTTCGACTAAACGACCGGTACGCGGTCCTGTGGTAATAATGCCATCGGGACTGGCTGCCAAGCGTGGAAGCGTGGGATGACGAATGCGTCCTAAGGAATCATCAATGGGACCGACCGTCGCTTCAAAGATCATACGGACCACTTGTTCAAACCGCCATCCCCATTGAAAGGGAGTTAATTTTCCATCTACAGGGGTCACAAAGCATGATTGAGTATCCACCTCAGTAGCAGTACTGGGAGTGCATTTTTTTAATATGACGCGTTTGCGAGCAGCAGCACTTCCATGCACCACTTCCGAAAATTCGTGACCAGTTAATAAATCATAGGCTTCGTGCATCCATTCCACTGTTTTTTGAGGGGTTTGGGGAAGTCCTTTCACACGGGTCACATGTTCCACAGAGGGAACTAGCAACGATTCTGCAATACGTTTTCGATGTTGATAATACTCCCAACAAACCGACCGAAGTAATTCAATTGCATCGATTTTAGTTAATGATTGTTTGAATCCTTCTAAGATAAAGACTTGTATGGCGTCTATAAGTTCTGACTCCATCCAATAACGAAGATCCCAGGGATCGATCAGTTGCTCTGGTGAATGAGCTTTCAACCAATCATCAAACCATGCCATGCATATTCGATACATACTCTCTACTAATGTCATGGTTCTTTTCTACGTCTATCTATTAGACATAGATGTTCATTTTTATGCGGGTTCTTCCTCTGTTACTGATCGACCTTTCTTGGTAGGACGGGCAACTTCGATTTTCACAGTAGGAGGAGCTGTTCCAATTCGCACAATTCGTAATCCTTTTATATCCACAATTACACCTGTTTCAATATCATAGACAACTTGTTGTTTAGAATTTAACATTTTTTCATCATTTGCTTTTACAAGAGCTCGATATAAGATCTCTTTTTCAGCAGGAGTCGTCATTTCAGCAGAGACTTCTGCAAATGCCCGAAACTTTTGCAAGCGAATGCCCCGTTCTAAGCGTAACCATGGTCTTTTTAAGGCAGTGGCACTCTCAGTGGTGAGAAAGGATACTAGAGCAGGATCCATTTCAGTATTTAATGCATCTCGACTATGTTTGATTGTTTTTCCACGGGCATGTTTGGGGGTAAGATCCATTCTCTAATAAATATTATGTAGGAAGGTTTAGACATGTGGCTTCCTCCTCCGGTGGATCCAACCTTAATGCCAGCTGCTAATATTAGTGCACTTCGTATACGGCGAGAAGGAAATGCTCGTGATACCACCAATAGTCGGTTATGGGATTCGTTTCATGCCACGCCTCCTCTTATTACTAGTTCTGAAGTAGTAAAAGAGACAGAAGGACCTCGCTACATGGATATGAATCCAATTTCATCTCGTTTGAATGCAGTTAATTATCGTCGCCAGATTGATTACTTTCCAGATGCAAAAAGTCCTCCGCCTGCTACCTTTTCCGCGAATCCTTACCTTCAACGATTAGATTCCGAAGGAAGTGATTCTCGCAATATTATACGAGAACTACGAGGAGCGGTTGTGGAGGATAATCGTGATCGACAGGTGGATGCCTCACGACAGTTGGCAGAACGACAGTTTTATGATCGATGGTTGCCGCAAAAGACAGCGGTCGATAGTGCCTCAATTGAAGCGTATGAACTCTTACGACCAAAACGCGATGAATGGGATAAGAGTGTATCCGTTAAAAAATAAAGAGGTTAGTCTGCGTAGAGATCATCCTTTGTGGAATTTACAGGAGCTTCCACAGCCTTTGCAGCAGCTTCCGCTGCCTTTGCAGCAACTTCCGCTGCCTTTGCAGCAATCTCAGCATCCAACGCATTCATTGCAGCGATGATTCTTGTGGCTGGATCATCAAATCTTGTAACGGGATTTACAACCAAGCCGCCCATATAGTCTATATTAATTGGATCACAAAGGCATTTATATTCTTCAAATGCCAATACAATATACGTTTTCCCCTTGTGCAATAAGGGGAAAGAACTAAATTTATCCCAACAAGGTGGAAGAGATTCAGACATTTTTGTCATCGATGCAAAAATATCTGAATTTAATATTCAATTTTATTAATCAAAACTGACGACTGTTTCACAGGAGTGGCAGTTTACTTTTTTCATAGCATTGCTGGTGAGTTCACTACGACGTTTACGAGAGGAGGTTGTGGTAGAGGTTTCTTCGGTTTCATGGGATAGGGTTGTACTGGTTGATCCGGTGGAATAATGTTCTTTGAGGGTTTTATTCATATCGAGTTCGATATCGGCACGATTTGCTCCTATATAGACAAGAATTCCACGATCAATTGCCCAACTGAAAAAGTTGAGTTGTCCGACAGTGGTCACAAAGGGGTCTTCTCCACGCACTTCAAAGAGAATTCGTTCACGACGGCAAAAGGGATCAAATAATCGCTTGCTATTTGCCTTTAGCTCTCGTTTATAGTGATAATAGACTAGAAACTGACGACCACCCCACAGGTAGGAGGTGTTATTCTTTTTAGCATAATTAGTAACAAAATAATCAACCAAACGAAGACTAATAGGGCTACTTCCTTGTACAATGGGAACGAGTGCTTCCAAATGTCCCGGTTTAGTATAAAACTCTTGCAAACGAGTAATGATTAAATCTTGTTTGCATTCGATTCGATTTTTGACCGTGGTCGTTCGTCGTACCTCGGTTTCCATGGTTGGATCCAACTTTAGCAGATGGGTTTAAGTATAAATGAGAGAAAAGAAGGGAAGAAGGTAGAATGAATCAAGCATTGATCCAATTACAACCACATAAGCTCATTCGATTGGGGGGAAAGTTGTATGATATTCGATATACACCAGAAGATGAGGAACGACGTGAGAAAGGAATGTATTCTGATCAAGAAGAAAAATTATTGCATGATATTGGATTGACAGATATGGATAAACAATTGAGTGAAAATGATAAAAAACAATTACCAGGGTTTTTTCAAGCACTTCCTTCTTGCCAGACAAGTGCTGCAATTAGTCTCTCTGCAAAATGTTATCAACCTCATTATATTATAGAGTCAATACAACGTCATGCAGATCTAGAGAAACAGGATCAATTTGAGAA